GCATATTTTGCAGGATACACACAGCGTGGGTTACAGTCAAGAGTGTTTGTTTTCTATTCATTTAGTGAAATATAAATTTAATGTTGCATAGGCAACACGCTCCGTGTACAGTTTGCAAATGACAAATTTTACCCTTGAGCAATATATTTTAAAATACGGCGACTCAGCCGCTTCTCAGAATTTGGCGATCACGGAGCGCTCTGCGGCAGCATATCGTAGAGGTGAGCGTAGACCCAGACCCAAAGACATTCCGAAACTTATCAATTTATCGCGCGGTGAATTGTCCTTTGCGTCCTTTTTTGCGGGTGACTGGCAGTGAGCAAGCTGCTCGTAGCGCCCCTTGAGGCTTTAACTGACCCGGAATTGACGGATCAGGAGAGAAGAGTGTTGCTTGCTCTATTCTCTTTTCGGGGGAAAGTCTCAGAAAACGTCTGGCCTTCTAGGGCAAAACTAGGCGAAAGAGCAAACATAAAAGACTTAGCGTCTATCGGCAAGAGAACGACTTCACTGAGTAAAAAAGGCTGGCTTACGAAGTTTAAGAAAGGCTTTTCAGGTCATATCACTTATACGCTTTGTTTTCCTGAACGGCTTAATACGTCAGAAGATACTACAGGACAATCATTGGAGGTGGATTCCACCTTTAATGCAAAAACGCTAAAAAGTGTATCAGGGGTTGAGGCAGAATCCCCTCCCCTTTCGAGGCAAGATTCACCTCCTCTTTCGAGGTGTTTAATACCCACTGCATTAAACAAACCATTAGAACAAACCATTCAACAAACCATTTATAAGAAAATCACGCTTAAAGATGATGATCCGCTGATTGATCTTTATCGTGAATTTATAGATCACAGAATATCGCTTAAATTTCCGCTATCCCAATCGACCTTTGATCGCTTTTTAAGTGTGGTGCAAACGTGCGTTGATCAATTGTCTGTTGATCCGGGTTGGGTCATTACGGAAACGATTGATGCAGGATGGCGCAGTTGCAAGCCTGCTTGGATTGCGAACAGGAATAGGAAAAACCCGGCTGTTCCTGCTAGAACGATTAACCCGGACAGTATGAGACAGCAATCAATCCAGCATCAACTGGAAGACAGGAGTTGGGCAGAATGAGCGAATTAGGTCTACTAAGTTATCCCGTGACGATCACAAATGATTACCAGCGTGATCAGCTTCTTGAGCGAATGAAACTGATTCAGAGCAGCAGCGCCCAGCCGATTTTGATTCGGATAACGGATAAGAAACAGAAGCGTTCTGAAGCGATCAGCGCGCTTTCACATCGTTGGTATGGTGATTGTGCAAAGCAAGGCTCAGAACACACTGAGTCAGGAATTAAGGCAATCGCGAAACTAAAATGGGGTGTTCCGATCATGCGAAAGCATGAAAGTTTTAATGCAAGCTGGTTAAAACTTACTCAAGGGTTTCCGACTTATGAGGAGCAGATCGAATTGATGGCACTGCTCCCGGTGACAAGCCTAATGACTAATGCAGAAATGAGCCAGTACATGAATCATTTTAAAGCTGTTATGGGTAAGCATTACGATCTGACTGACCCAAGATTGCAAGGTGTTGAACTATGAGGAATTATCAAGAAGAAGCTATCAATAAAGCAAGGCAAGTAGTTTTCAAAGGTGAGCATGAATTTTTTGTAGAAGGTGAAATCTACACTTATCGAAACTATGCGGAATACACAGTGCAGAATGCCCCACCCGGCGTGAAACTATCAACGATAAAAAGTCGGCTTGATAAGCAGCCATTTTGTCTACCGCACCATTTGCTTTCAGTAGCTGATTATATCGCCCTTTCACAAGAAAATAACAAGAATGCTGGATATTCAAAAGAAGCGAGAGAGAAAGCAAGAACTGCATCAAGGTTAGAAAATCACGATGAAGTATTGTCTCAAAAGTGGTTGAGCATAAGTTTATGATCTTAAAAATAATTAGCTTTCATATCTATTATTTGTGGGTACGCATAAAGGTATTTGCTATGTCGAAATACAATGAAATAAAGAAGACTGTTAAGGATCGCTTTAAGCGCACTTGTCGATGCGTCTATGTGATTAAGCCCGGTGTAGTTGAGCTAACTTGCCCGATTTGTAAAGGGCTGCAAAAACATTCTAGGTGGCAGTGATGGCAATTAAGCGTGATGAAGCCGATAAATGGTTCAGTAATGTTGTCCGATTAAATAAGCAATCGACTTGCGAGAGATGCGGGGCCACTGGTCGCACTGAGTGCGCGCACATTTTTGGTAGACGAGCCAAAAGTGTGAGATGGTCAATGGATAACGCCGTCTGTTTGTGCCATTACGATCATAAATATTTTACCGCTAACCCTTTTGAGTTTACTCGTTGGATAACGGCACATTTAGGGCAAGCTCACATGGATATTTTGCGTGAGAAATGGCAAATATTAATGCCGACAAATAAAAAGTTAAGGGCTGAAATAGCTAAACATTACAGGTCTGAACACAAACAAATGATGGCAAACGAACATCACTCACCGACTAGCTGGAATTAACGATGACAGAACAATTTAAAGTTGGTATGTACACTCGCACGATTAAGCTAACATTTGAGCCTGATTACACTGTTTCCGACATTGAGCGGATTCAACAGTTTTTAGATGCTTTGCTCGATCAGTTAGCGCCTAATGGATACGGCGGTGCAAATGAGTGAGCTAATGGCGATGCTTGCGCCCGGTGCGCCTCCAATGGATTCAGTGCGCGGCAGTGGCACATCAGCAATAACATCGGTGGATGTCGCTGCCTGTCTGGTTAAGCTAGATCGAATAACATATCTGTATAGCTTGAGTAAATATGCTTTAGATAACAACTCACGCAAAGAGTTAAATGCGTTAGCAGTCATAGAGGCGATTAATAACGGTTTTAAGCTGTCTGATGGAGAAACTAACAGAACTATTGCAGTCCTTGCTTTAACCGCCTTAAATTCAGCGATAAACCCTAACAAATGCAACAAATGCAAAGGAGTGGGCGAGATAAAGCTTCTTGCAAGCATCGTGGTTTGTGAAAGCTGCAAAGGATTGGGCAGTAAAACAGTTACTGAGCGCCATCTAGCAAAAATATTGGGTGTGACACTGTTTCAAGCTAGAAAAGTGTGGAAAAAGCGCCTTTCAATCTTACAAAGCAAGTATTTAGAGCGAGATGATAAGATTAATTCTGTTATTTTCACTGGTTTACGTTAAATTAACACGCTATGTGTTGCTCATCAATCAAAATAGTGCTTAAATCTCTATACTAGCATCCATCTCACATTCTTAAACCTTGCATATTTACCGCTTCTCTAGCGGTTTTTTTTTGCTTTATAGGCGGCTCTTTTTTATAAGAGCGACCTGCCCGGCCCGATTGAAGCGGCCTGAAATCCCTTATAGCCGTGGGGCTGGCGAACTTAAATATAGGCAAGATAATGAAAACATCAAGCGTTGGAATCAATCTTATTAAAGATTTTGAAGGTTGTGAGCTTAAAGCGTACCGATGTTCTGGTGATGTTTTAACTTGGGGCTATGGTCATACACGCCATGTCGTTGAAGGTGAGCAAATCACTCAGGAACAGGCCGATAATCTATTAGTTAAAGACATTGAGTCGTTTGAGCATCAGGTTAAGCGGTTAATTAATGTTGAAGTTAACCAAAATCAGTTTGATGCAATCATTTCTTGGACGTTTAACCTTGGCTGCGGCAGTTTAAAATCCAGCACTCTTCTCAAAGTATTAAACGCAGGTGATTATGACAATGTTGCAGAGCAAATTTTGCGTTGGGATAAGGCTAGCGGTAAGGTTCTTGCTGGCTTGACGCGCAGACGTAAGGCCGAGGCCGAGCTTTTTGACACTAAGGATTAAATCAATGGACGTTGGTTACAAAGACGGTATCGATGTTGCTGCTGCTAGCACTGGCATGCTTGCTTTAGCTGCTTGGTTGCCGCCAACCGCGAGTCTTTTCACGATTGTATGGTTGGGTATTCGCATATTTGAGACTAAAACTGTACAAGAATTGATCAAACGCAAGTAATTGCCACTAGACCGGGGTGGGCAAAAGTTGCCACTAGACCGGGGTCAACCCCAAAAATAGTAGAATTTGCCACTAGATCGGGGTGCTTTAATAGACCGGGGTGGGCATGAAAAACGGCCCAAAATGGCCTAATTTGCCACTAGATCGGGGTGCTTTAATAGATCGGGGTGCTTTAATAGATCGGGGTGGGGGCCAAAAAAGGCCCATTATTGTCATTTTACCGGGAGCAAATCAGCCCGGCGTAGTAGGCATTCGATTGCAAGTAACAGCATAAGTTTAGCGGGACGTTTCCCGGATTCTGCAAAGTGTATGGTTTGCTTGGTGCAGCCTAGTTGGTCTGCTAGTTGTTGCTGGCTTATATCTCCCAGTTTGAACCGGGCCATTCTTATAAATTCGTTTTGCATGCTTAACCTTTTTGGTAGTTGTGCGAAATTCCGGCATGTTAGCCAGTAAAGAGGCGCATTAATAGCGCCGTTATGGGTTTGGCTGCAAGTTTGCTAGTGCGACCTTTTTAGCTCTTGCGATTTCTATCTCTGAAAAGTTTACGGCGAATGTCTCAGCCATCAATATGCATTGCTCTGATTGCTCATCAGTTGGGGCGCTCACGGATAGTTCTAGCGCCATAACCATCGCCTGAAAATCTGTTTTTGGCGGTTTCATTGGTTGGCGGCCTTATTTAGTTGATTTAAATACCTTCGGCGCATTTTTACAACGCTAGAAGGTATTCCGTTAGCTTCGGCAATCTCGCGCACTTCATGCATGGAAATTTTGCGCTTATCCACTAATTCAAAGATGAAGCTGTACGATGCATATTTGTCGAAAATACCATCAGACAGTGCTGCCTGTACCTTTTTTATAGTCTTTTGTTTTTCGGTAAGTCTGGCGTTTAATGCGTTTCCGTCAACTAGGCTGTTAACGTAATTAGCTATTTTATTCACAGGTCAGCCTCCGATTGAGTTTCGTTTAAATTGCGGTTAGTTTTGCAAACAAACTCGTCAACTAAACCAGACTGTTTTTCAGTTAGATTTGAATCATATTCCGTATACCGCGCTAAATATCGATAGCCGTAATTGGCGTGAAGCTTATCGTCTTGCGTGTTCATCTGAGTGTGAGCAACATCGCCGCTTGCAAAAGTGATTACGCAGCCGTCTAAATCGTCATTCCATTCAGTTTTTAATTCGGTTTTATTCATTGAATAGACCCCTTGTTAGCGTCCCTTATCAAATCAGCATGGCCAGCCATAAACCCCGCTGTTTGTTCCGCGTGATCTGGGTTAAGAGTGCCAGCAATTAAGAGTGTCGCTATTTCTAGCCGTCTTTCTTGGCTTACTTGGTCTGTTAGGCTTGTTACTAGGTTAAACATTTCTTTATCAGTCATAATTTGCCCCTTATTGGCGAATGTTAATAGATTTTCACCCAAAAAGCCCCAATTAAGGGGCTAAAAAGGTTGGTTGCTGGTTATATTGGTTCGTCTTCAGCCTTAATCGCGCAGTCTTCGCAGATTTCGCACTCTTTTGACTCAATTAATAAATATAGAACCGGGTGCCAATCGTCATCGAACCAATTACAGCAATTTTCGCAGTGATATATCATTGACTTTTCCTTATGCTGGGAAACGGTGGTAATGACCCGAAACAATCACTAAATCCGAAATTATCAAGTTCGCGGTTTAGCTTTACGCGCACTTTATGCATTTCGCGCCCTATTTCTATAAGCTGGTTGGCATGCTGCGTGGAAATTTCGTTATGTTCGGCAATTAAATCAACGCTTAAATAGTCGTTAACATAATCTAAATAAAAGTCGATAATTTCGTCTTTAATGCTCATTCTGTAACCTCGTCATCAATTGAGAATGTAATTGTTACCCTAGTGCCGCCCATGTCTACATAATGTGGGTTGTAATCGCAATAAACATTAGCGGGGCGTTTTTCTAGCCATTTAAAAAATTCGCTATCTCTGTATAAATCATCAGTTATTACAAGCATTAGTAACCCCCAAAGGTGGTGAATAATAGACGGTAGATAAAAGCTACAATAATCACGGCGGCAAATGGTGGCCCCGCGACCGTTAAGATGTCATAGCTTGTGATTTTTGGTGCTGGCTTATCTAAGATTTTTGCATCTCGCAGCGGGTAAATTGCTCCGTTACTGTCGCGCAAGTATTTACAGTTTTTACATTCCTGAATATTAAACATTCTGTCACCCCTTTAATTAAAATAATGGCCGTCATAGTCTGAAAAGTCATAGGAACAATCCCGCCCAAATGCGTCATAGTTAAAATAGCGCTCAATGTTTTCGGGTATATTGAGACATCCTTCCGCGAGGTGTTCGCCTAGTTCGCGATTAGACGCAAAATAGCCATAATAATGATCTTCGATTTGATCTAAATCAAAGCCTAAAGCAACACCTGCATAAAATACGTCTGCATCTAAATAAGAATCGTCGATAGATATCATCAGATCGAAAAAGGATTTATCTATTGAGTATTCGTCCACAAATTCCGAAGGTATATTATCGTAATCGCAAACAATCCATTCCTCGCGTAATTCGCCGTCATTGAGCCGAGCGGTAATAGATTCTAGCCAGTCGCTGATCGCTGTTAAATGATCAGCATAAGTAACGCCATCGAGGTCGAATGTTTTGGTAATACATGAGCCGCCAACGTAATCGCTCAAAGAATGGTAGGTAATATTGCTCATAACTTGTAATCCCTTAAAATGGACTAAGGTTATAAAATAACCATAGTGCGCTATAGCATGCCGCTAATAAAATTAGCGAGTTAAGAAATATGGTTGCAACCGCTAAACGATGGCCCCATTTTGTGGTTGTCGCTTCCAGCGCTAAAGTGGCATTGAATAACAAGCCTATTAATAAAATAAATAAGCTGGTTAAAGTCATAAACTCAATAAAAAATATTAGATAGTCGATCATTTTGTACCCCATAATTTCTCGTAGCGGCCAACGATTGCCTGTATCTCATTAGATTGAGCCAAACGCTCTGCGGCTTCACGCTGCACAGCTTTCAGTTCTAACTCTGAATATGGCGGGAGATTGTCAGAATGTCGGCGGGATTGTTCTAATGCATCGCGCTCAGAAAGATGCGCTAAATGTGAATCCCAGTCATCACACGGCTCTGAATCATGTACAGCCATGAGATGGTTGAGATTAAAATGAGTTATATATTCGAGGTCTTTCGCTGGGTCTTCATCTCTGTAATACATGATGGACTCCTAAAGCCGTATATTTTCGAGGAATTGAATAATCATCATCTGGCCCGGAGTTGTTAAAACCATTGCCGATGCCATGGCTAAGAACAAACAACTAGCATAAAACCCTATTAAATCTTTCATTTTGTAGCCCCTTTGTTAATGTACGTTTATCATACCATAAGTACGTTTTAAGTACTAACAAATAACACAAATAAAGCACTTATTTCGCAACTAATTTAGGCAAAAATATGACTGATCTCGGAGGTAGGCCAACAAAATATAGACCTGAAATTGATCAGCTTGTATTCGATTACATGGATGATGGTTTGAGCATTGTGCAAGTGGCGCGAAAGCTTAATGTTGCAAGGTCAACAATTTATAAATGGGCTGATGATAATAAAGGGTTCTCGGACACGTTAACGCGCGCGAGAGAGGCTTCGGAAGCACATTGGGAATACAAATTTACCGAGATGATGACCAGCCGGGACGTTAACGGGCCGCTGGTAAAGCTGTACTTTAGCAACCGATTCGGCTGGGCTGAAACACAAAACCAGAACGTGGAAGTCAGTACGCCGGAATCAATATCTATTGCAGTGATTGACGCGACAGTTTCAGCAGAGTAATGCAAATATCAGTTAATAAGCCGCAAGCTGCTTTTCTGGCGTTGACTAATAGATATCGGGCTTTCGTGAGTGGCTTCGGTGGCGGTAAGACGTATATCGGGTGCATCGCTCAATGCCTAGACTTTTGGAAGTTTCCCGGCGTTAATCAAGGTTACTTTGCGCCGACCATCCCGCAGATCAGAGATATCTATTACCCGACCATCCAAGAGGTCGCATTTTCGCTAGGTCTATCGGTTGAGATAAGGGAAGGCAATAAAGAGGTGCATTTCTTTGAGGGCCGAAAGTATCGCGGCACAACCATTTGCCGATCCATGCAATTACCGGAATCAATCGTAGGCTTTAAAATTGGTTCTGCTTTGGTAGATGAAGTCGATCTCATGCCAACCGATAAAGCCGATCGCGCTTGGAATAAGATTATTGCGCGAATGCGGTATCAGGATGCATCGAATCGGGTATCGGTCACAAGTACGCCGGAAGGCTATAAGTTTATGTACAACCGTTTCGTTTTGAATAAGACGGAGCGTTACGGAATGGTGCAAGCCAGCACCTACGACAATGAAGCAAACCTGCCGCCTGATTACATTGAATCTCTCGCGGATACTTACAACCCCGAATTAAGAGCAGCCTATTTGAACGGGCAATTCGTTAATCTGTTTTCGGGTACGGTATTCCGATCATACGAGCGCAAGGGTTGTGCTAGTCGGGAGACTATCCAGCACAAAGAGCAAATAAGAATTGGCCTTGATTTTAACGTAACAAATATGAGCGCGGTTTGTTATGTGGTGCGTGGTGCGGTTTGGCATGCGGTCGATGAGTTGGTCGGCATATATGACACGCCCGACATGATCGCCACAATTAAACAGCGATACCCCGAACACGCAATAAGAATATACCCGGACGCATCAGGTGGCGCACGAAAAACCGTTGATGCTTCGATATCAGACATAAGCCTATTACAGTCAGCCGGGTTTGCAGTATATGCCTATCGTAGCAATCCGCTGGTTAAAGACCGGGTAATCGCGGCTAATCAGGCGTTTGATAAAGGGCTAGTAAAGGTCAATGAATTGCTATGCCCGGAATACTCGCGCTGCCTAGAACAATTAGCCTATGACGCAAACGGCGCGCCCGACAAGAAATCTAATTTGGATCATCTCCCAGATGCCGGGACGTATCCAATAGCCTACGAAATGCCAGTCGTTAAACCAGCCGCTAGCGTTTCAATTAAATTTGTGAGTTAACCTATGCCTGTAGATACGCAAAATTCTGATTACGCAAAAAACCTGCCCATTTGGGAATTGGTGCGCGATTGTGATGAAGGCGCAACCGCCATTAAATCAAGACGCAATACCGCGACTCAATATGCTGGTGGCATAGGATCACTGGCGGGAACGGCTTACCTCCCCGCGCCTAATTCTCAAGACGGTAGCAGCGACAACCAAATACGATATGACGCATACCGAAGCCGGGCTAGCTTTGTTAACTTTGTAAGCCACACCAAAGAAGGCATGCTAGGCATGGTCTTTCGTAAGCCTACCGAAATAGAGATACCGCCTAATATTGATTACCTGATTGAGAATGCCAACGGTAACGGATTGCACCTTGATCAAATGATTAAAGATGCTGCAAGCGATACCCTGTTAACTGGGCGTTATGGGCTGCTAGTTGATTACCCCCAAACAGATACGGGGTTAACTCAGGCCGAAGTATCTACCGCCGGACTGCAAGCCTCAATATTGGCCTATCCTGCTGAGTCTGTTATCAATTGGCGCTGTGAAGTATTGAATGGTGTTAAGCAATTAACGATGGTGGTGCTGCAAGAACCTCGCATTAAGACCCGCGATAATGATTACTTTGAGGTT